GACTTTGTGGTGGATAACGAACACCAGCGATGGGATAAAAGCTCCAGTGGGAGAGAAGCGGCTGTGGCAGCGGCTGCTCCTCTCAACGCCTTTATTTCGGGTTGTGCAATGTCTACGCACCATGATGTCTTTGGGGTTCACATCAAAAACGGCGAGTACGGCTCAGATTCGTCTTCTCAGCGGCTCCAGACGGTCTTGTCGAAGGTTCTCCCTCTGTTGCCTCCCGATGTCGCTAACTGGCAATCGACGCGGGTTGGTGAGGGGGGCGGTCCTCATCCATTTCCCTCTCTGTTGAACCAGCAATGGAGTACAGAAGAGACAGCCCGTGGTGTCTCTCGGTCATTTGCAGCGGTGAACGGAGAGAATTTCGTGATGTGCCTGAATGGAGTCCGTGGCTCAGTCACACTCCATGAGTCTCATCCCAAAAAATTCCGCGTGATTTCTTTGGACGATGGCGTCACAATTCACGAGGGGCATGGGCCAACCATCTTGAGTGAGGTCGATGGTCAAGCATTCTACGTAGGGACGATGTAATGAGTAACGGATCTGGTGCAAAGCGGCGTCCAATCCCCGGTTTTGGGTGGCTACCGGAGTGGATTCAGGATTTTGAGCAACCCCTTCCAGGTGCGGAATGGCTCAGGGATCAGGTTCGACCAGGAAGTGTCATGGACCCCTGGGCAGAAAAACAGGCAAGAGATTTTCTCCGTGCGTTAGTTCCGCAGGATGTCCATGATATGGCATTGGAAGGACTTGTTGGGATGATTGCTGGACCTGTTATCGGAAAAGCGGGACGAGCGGTGTCGCGTAAATTTAATCCCCCATTCGATGCTTCGCGTCGAGCATTTGGAAGGGATACAGGAGGAGGGGATTTATTAGAACAAGTCCAAACGCGGGACGCGATGCTCGGTGATTGGGCTGAAGAACCACTAGAGGAGGGTGCGAGGATTCCCCAAAACTGGGCAGGAGCAGCACGGCACGGAGGTCATCATCGTAATACCGGAGAGATTATGAGACAGAACCCCGAAGCGGCAAGAGTTGCTCATTCTATGGGAAGAGATCCCACGCTCCCTGTGTCCCGCATGAATCGTCGATCTGGACTTGTCGGTAAACACTTGGACTACCTTAAGGATCCATGGAACGAGGGGGAGGCGTGGGCAAAAGGCAATACGGCTACCCACAAATTCCAAACTCAGAAGGCTGAGCAACTTTCGAGAGCAATAGACAAGTCGTTGGATAGCCTGAGTACGAAGCCTCAACACGCTGGAATGCTAGAAGAGTATTTTAACGTCCTGAACAAGCGAATCGGTAAAGAGGTTCTTGAAGAAACAGGAGAAGAAGTCATAAAAGGTAGTGAGGGTCAGATTACTAAGGATTTCCTTGAGTCGCTTCTTCGTCGTTTTGGTATAAGGAATTAACAATGCCATATCCAATACAGACTCAGGTTTTCAGTGTGTTCCTGGGAACGCAGGAGGGGATTCATTCTGTGGCACTCCCTGCGATCTATTCATCGAGCGGTTCTCGGAATCTCTGGATTGATAAGTTGGGTCGAGCGAAGAAGATTCTTGGATACAGCAAACAGAACAGTTCAGCCGTTACAACGAACACTGGAAGCGCGGCCACACGACTGCGTGCGCTCAGAGCCTACCGACAAACTGGTGCGTCATTTACCCGCCAGCTTCTCGGTGTGTTTGAAGCCGCCGCCAGTGAGTATGAACTGTGGTATTCGACCAATGACGGTGCGGCATGGACCTTCATTGTTGATTTAGGGAGTGGGTCCGTGGGGTCTATCCCCGATTTTGCTCAAGTCGATAACACACTGTTCTTTGCGAATGGTGTTGTTGCTCCCCGTGCTTGGGATGGATCGGCGCTCTCCACCGCCGGTGCATCAGCAAAATCCCCAACTCCCACTGCTGCGGTCAATACCGCATCGGGGCAACTCAACGGTACCTATACATTCAAGCTCATTAGTATTGAAGCAGACGGGACTCGACATGCTGGGTCAGTCACCTCAAATAGTCTGCAATATGCTGACGAACAGTGTGATTTAACGTGGTTAGCAGATGGTGACTCAGATGTCACTGGCTATGAACTGTATCGGACGACCGGAACAGGCTCGACCTTTTACTTCGTCACATTTATTGATGTTCGAACGACCACGAGTTACACCGATAATGCCTCAGACCTTGATATTTTAGAAAACCGGTCGCTTCAGGAGCATGGCGATGCTCCACCGACAGGGAGTTATTTCTGTGAGCCACACAAACAACGGCTTTGGTGGGGACGAACCAATACTAATCCACGACGAGTCTATTGGTCAGATCCCGGTTTACCCGATCAGGTGGGAGTCGATAACTACATTGACTTTACTGATCAAGGCTCAGTGGGGGATGTCATTACTGCACTCTCTGGGGACTACCAAGGAGCGTTGGTCGTGTTCTGTGAGCGATCGATCTGGACCGTCAGCGGAACAGGACAAATAGTTTCTGACAATACATCTATTGGTGTGAGCGATTGGACTCGCACAAAATCAAATGCGGTCATAGGTGCAGTCTCTCATCGGTCTGTTGTGCAGATTCCTGCCGGCGCCGTATATACCGATTCGTCTGGCGATAATGTCACGACAGGATCAGTGATGGAGGCGTATTTTACGCCGCTTGGAGACATACGATTATTTGACGGCAACAATGATGTCGTTATTTCTACCCCTGTAAAAGAAACCCTCAAGACGTTTTTGTATGCACAACGCAATAAAATCCACGCCGTACATGATGTAGAAAATGCCCATGTTGTATGGTTTTGGCCTGGGCCCACACCAAGCGGCGACCAGACAGAAAACAACCAGGCGGTGGTCTGGAACTACCGCTGGGGTGTCTGGTATGTCTGGCCTGATATGCCAATGGCGGCATCTACCACAATAGAAACCAGTTCAGATATACAGATTGTCCTCACTGGAGAAGCCCAGACCAGTAAAGGTGGCTTTTGCTATAAGTTTTTTAATGGCGATAGCTTTGATGGGTCAAATATTCCCGCTCGTTGGATGACAAAGGTTATTTACGGGACAGATAACAGCTGGAGTGTACGTTCGCCTCAGAACATGATGGCGTATATCAAGCGATATCGATGGCTGGATATCATTGCTGAAGCGGAATCAGATGTCACACTCACGATTGAATGGATGAGTGGAGCGTCTTCAGATGAAGCCGTGGCGCGTGGTGGAGCCAGTCAATCTATAGAACCATTGGGTCTTCAACTGATTACCGATGATGGCAACGGGATTCAAACAGACGACGAAAGTAATATTACGCTGCCGTTTGATTCTGTGCAGAAAATCATCAACCTTGAAGGGACAAGCGGCGATTTCATTGAAGACGTTGGGTGTCGAATACGGATTAGCGACGATGCGCAAAACGGGTCGTGGAGTCTTGAGGGAATGACGCTGGGGTATCAGGTGTTACCGGGTGCTACCAGAAGGCTGCAATAATGGCCCGATCCAATATCTCTCTCGATTTTCCGGTTCCAGATTTCGCCCGTATCCGTGAAGAATCAGGCGTGGTGACGGAACAGGCCATGCGTTCTATCTATTTCAATGCGATTGATACTCGTCATCGGGTTCAGCGGATTCAGCAGGAGCTAGGATGGTACAGCACACCGTTCGCAGCAGGGAATTTCACCGCAAATTCAGGCACATGGACCGTCGCGTCGGCAGATCAGAAACTCCTGCAATACATCAAAATCGGCCAGTTCCTGACGATCAACTTCTTTCTGGAAGATACAACGACCAGTTCAGGGATGGGGAACGAACTGCGGATACTGATTCCAAAGGGGTTGAAAGCAACAGCAACGACCTTCACGGGACCGCTCACTATCAAAGGGTCAGTCGATACGGAAGGATACATTACCACCGGGGGAACCGATAAGTTGTATTGCTATCGGACGGATCATAGTTCCTGGCCGTCGAGTATTACCAATAATGTGGATATCAGGGGAGTGATTAGCTTCCAGGTTTCTCAGTGATATACTGATTCTAGACGCATATGCCTGATATTACGTTGCGTCAGTTTAATGCCGATGATTCTCCGAGAATTATCGACTGGTTTCAGGATGATCGAGAGGGATTCGAGCAGCTAATGGGTGTGGTGTTACCAGATGACCTTTCCTGCACCATGGCTGTAACATCTCTTTTGAATGCCCAGGAACAAGGGCACGCTATTGTCAGGATGGTTGACCGTGGCGATGACACAATTGGAGCGGCTATTTTGACGGAATTTGCTCCTGATCAGGGAACAGCGCGTCCACATTTATACGTAATTCCGTCTGAGCGTAAGCATAGTATTAAAGCAGCCCGGGCCTCTGAGTCTTTTGCAAAGAGTCTTGGTATTAGTTCGTTACTCACGACTATTTCGCATAATAACAAACGAGCGTTAGCCTTAGTACGACGATTGGGGTATGGGGTGGTGCCACAGGCGCTACTTGTAAAGGAGTTGTCATAATGGGATGGGCAGCAGCGGCTCCGTATATTGCAACTGGGATTGGTGCGTTAGGACAGGGGTTGATGGGTCGTGGCGGCGCAGATTCACCGCAAGGGTTTCCAGCGCAGGTATCGTCAACCCGAGCCGACCAGTTATTGAACCCGTATTCGACCTATGCCCCTGATGTGGTGGGGAAGGCGCTCTCCAATGTAGAACATATGGGTGGGGTGGCAGTGAGTCGCGCCCAGGATCCTATTATGTTATCTGGCACTCAGGTCCAGCAACCTGGATGGTATGCAGGTGCAGAGGATGATGTATGGCAGGGTGGTATGGCAATGCCTGTTGGTCTAAGTGGTGTGGATCAGGCGTGGATGCGTCCGAGTTTGATGGGACGACCGGGGATTCGCTTTGGTGGGCCAGATGATCCAAAACAGTTCAAAGAAGACGGATCTCCTAATCCCATGCAACAAATGAAATATATGTTCCCTGGGGCCCCTCGCTATAATCCAGCGGATAAAGACATATTCGGAGCAATGGGATCTCGATTTCCATCAATGCAAGGATTACGCCAACCACCACAAACACCCATTCAGGGCCCGGAAGGTATTTTTGCGGCGCTGAAGTTGCTTGGTGTCGAGCGTGACCCCATGGGGAATTTAGCCCAGGGACAGGATTGGCCGCATTTCACTGGAGCAGTGACGTATTACGACCCTACAAAGAAAAAGTTTACACGCGGTGGTGGAATTACTGAACAGGGTGGAGGCCAATATCCAGAAAATCAGGATCCAGGTGAAGAATAATCATGGCAAATGGATACCCAAACGGCGGCGGCGAGTACGAAGACGAGGGTTGGTGGGAGGATATCTACACTGACCCAGAGACAGTGCCCGATCCTATTCCCGA